GTAGCATTATCCCATTTCAGCTCTAAGTAGAGCCTCCAACCGTTGATGAGACGGGAAAGAACCGTTTAAGTCATCGGGTCATTGATGCCGTAGCTTAAAACGTATGATATACGGAACCCAGTGACATTACCTCTGTAGGCGATGTCAGGGCCGGTACCATACGCCGCGGCTGCGAGGGCGATTCGAGGGCTCCAGTACTCGGTCAGCGAAAGCTTACGAGTAACAGGCTTAAGAATTTTCCATACAATACGTTCCTCTTTTCGAGGTTCGTATGCACAACCAACGTTAATTAACTTACGACAAGGCTTCGCGTCAGGATCAAAGATCACAAGGTCGCCCAGTCCTTCCGGACCGTAGCAACGCAAATGACTAGGAATCTGATCGATAGCAAACCGTCTAGCAGCACCGACCCATCTAAGATGGGGATCAGCGCGACGAAGACCGTTGGCCAAAGCAACCCACTTCTGCGGATCATCAGGCACACTTTTCAAGTAATGAGCTCTAACAGGCTCACCCAAGAAATAATCGCCACCGCAGCTCTCCCTGAAGGGACCTTCACAGAAAGTCTTCTTTTCATTGGGTGTAAACCCAAAGAATTTCAGAGCAGAGATGACATCACGTGCGCGCTCAGTTTCGACAATGATATCGTCCCCGAACACGTACGCGATTTTACAACCGAGGGTACTCAAAAGCGAGCGGAAGATGAAAGTCTCCAGCTCAAATGTGAACCCATTCCCCATAGAGGAGAATTTTTCTAAGAAAACCGATTTGTCATCCACCAAAGTATGGTGTGCTCGCAGAGAGTTTAGCAACTCCCACCAGTCGTCCGGTAACAGCAATTTTATAAGATTGCGCGCTATCGTGTCGCTGGCGTTGCTCAGGTCAATCGTCGCCATGTTACCCGTCTCAGAAGCTAGCTGAGCTAACTTCCTATGAACAGGTTTCATACGTCTTAAATTGGCCTGGTATGCTTTCTCGTAAAGGGTTTTCATCTTTCGGCCTACGTCAAGTTGTAACATGACATTAAGCGAAGCCTCTTTCCCACAACCACGATCCTTTTGAGAGTCTTTGGGTACTGTAAAGAACTCATTGCCTCGAAAGATCTTCGGTGTGGTATCTAGGACGGTCCCAACAAAGTAGGGCCGTACGAAATTTAGAGAGTGAGCATACGCACTTGGTTCCTCTGACATCTTGTCAGGTATTGTTAGAAGTTTACCTGCGTGAGTAAGCGTAGCCCCAGGGTTGAATCTGGGGGTCAACATCCACGGAGCACGACCTAACGCACGTTTTAGTTCTTTTCTCCATCGTCCGATAAAGGCGATGAGGCGCTCATCAGCTGGGCCGAAAGGTCCCTGATTACCGATAAAGCGACTAAGACGCGAATTAGTAAGAGCACATTGGCGTTCTGAATGCCAAAATAACTCAATCGTGTTCAATTTACGTTTTACGTTGTCACCTGGTAGCAGAAGCTTCCTGGCAATTTCAGTAATCAATGCATCTTTCTTGTAGAGAGTTGCATTGCCATAAACCGAGGGATCTGACATGGTCTGCTCTTGAAGGAGACCCCACTCACCATTCTCAAC